TGATAACCTTCAAACGCACCTTGGCTAGGTTTAGGTCTCCACTTTCTTCCATCAGGTCCAAGATAATTTGGATAACCTTTTAATGGATATTTTTTAGTACCTTTAGATGGGTCTCTAGCGTAAGTATAAGCTCCTCGCATCCATCTTTCTATTTTTTCTTTTTCTTCTGGATAGGCTTTAAGCATTTTATTAGGACTTGAAGCTATAGCACTTCTAGGACCTAAAGTTTGAGTTTTACGTTTAGCTCTGTATTGACTTCCAGAACCGTAGCCTCTACCTCCGGTGTTGACTTTTGCCTCTCTAATAGCGACAACTGTGGGGTCAGTGTCTACAAACTTTTTTAAAGCTAGATCGCCACCGGTTAATTCTTTAGCTACAGGAGCGATAGCATCTACCACTCCTTTAACGCCTTTAGTTATAAGTTGTTTAGCGACCATAGTTTTAAATTACTTCTTCTTTTTCTTAGCTTGGTACTTTTGCTTAATCTTAAGTCTCATAGCTGCTTTATTAGCTGCTGCTGCTTTAGCTGTACCGCCGTATTTTTTCTTGTTTTTTAAAGCTAGTTGTTGTGCTTTAGTCTTACCTTTAGTTGATGAAGATGTTGAGCTACTGCTGCTATTGTTATTGTTGTTTCTTCTGTTGTTTTCAAAAGTGACGTTTTCTCTTTTTTTTACAAGTTTGTTAAACTTTTCGTCTCTTTTTTTCTTTAGATCAGATGATGATGATCCTCTTCTTGCCATGGTTTTAAGTTCCTTTAATAATGTGTTGTTGAATAATTAATTCTCGAAGTGGCTGGAATCCAAATGCCTTTCGCATCCATCCAAGCCAATGACTACTACCTTTGTCCGCATTGCATTTCCTGCACGCACAGACAACATTTCTCGTAAGGTCTTGACCACCTTTTGAACGAGGTTTAACATGATCGAGTGTAAGTTGATTAAAATCATAAGTTTCTCCGCAATAAACGCATGTACAATTAAAGTGCTCTTTGATAGCCCTTCTCCAGAGCCGTTTAGAATCTGAACTTGTCATGGTTATTAAGTTGTGTAAGTAATGTTTTGGACTAGGTAGTAATGGGGTCATTTACGTATTTTGAGTCTGCTTTTTCTGTTCTCGGATGGACTTTGGAGTCTGCCCTTGGTAGTACTCCCCGAATAGTGAGCAGCGTCTTTGCCATCACCATTTCCGTAGGTACCAAGTTTTCGATTAAGTTTATTTGCATTAACACGTAGGGCTAAACCCTTTTTAGTTTTGTTGTATCGTTTTTGTTGCTTTAGCCTTTTGGCTTTAGCTTCTGGGTTGGATTTATAGTATTTAGAGGTTTTTGCCATAGAGCTTAGCCTGTACTAATTCTGGGTCAACAGTTGGCATAACTTTTGCAAGTTTTTCTAAAGGATTACCATTGTAAGCAACTCCGCTAATATCATTAGCTTTCAACCAATCACAAGCTGCTTTTAAGTCCTGTGTAGTTGCTTCTCCTGATTTTATTCTAGATAGAAACTCCTTAGTAACTAGGTTATGCAACTCGTTAAATTGATCTTCAGTTGCTTTCTTTTTCATTTTGCTCCTCTCAGAATCGCCTACAAGGGCGATGAAAAAAGTTTCGGGTACGTTTGTACCCTTGATTTTAGAGTCCTAGACCCTTTTTGACTATCGCTAATGCTTTGTCATCTAATTCGTTATCACTCTGCTCTACTAGCTTTTCTAATAATTCAACGACAAATGTCTTGAATTTTGGTGACCTAAGTGCAGATAGTACGAATGGTTTAACGATTGCTAACATTGTTTTTTAATAATGATTGAATAGGTACTACGTCGGAACATATGTGATATACACGTGACCCGGGTAGCAGGGTAAAGCCTTTCTGTTGTAGCTCGGCACATTTGAGCGCACGAACTAGCTCGAAGTCTAATTTGTTTTTTTGTATCTGACTTTCTGCCATGCGTTCGCATTGCTTAGTCAAATCTCTATTTAGAGGTATCATAAAATTAATTTGAAACCCCCAGTTTTCTGATATGACATAACCGTCCTCTGTTTCAGGTTCGGTGTCATTACCCATATAAAATGGGCTAAATGTCATCGTGCTGCCATTACAAGATATGTTGTTACCAAAGGCTTGTCGACTTGGTGCTCCATTATTTTGAAATTGGACAGCTTGATTTGTGACATTTCCCGTCGCGGCTGCCACGGGGTTGCTATTATTATTGGTATCTCCTTCGGCAAGTACAGGACTTACTGAGAAAATACAGAGAGCGATGTAGTAGTAGAGTTTATTGTATAGTTTCTTGTGAAATCTATCTGTTCTACTAACCCTGCGCTTCTTGTTGTGGTTTCTAAATTCCACGGTAATGTTGTGTCAGTTACTGAGAATGTTGTACCTGTAGCTGCTAAATCGCCAGAGGCTGTAACATTATTTCCTGACCACGTTTTCAGCTCAGCTCCGAAGACCTGACGCTGCTCTGTCTCCACTATAGTTTGAGTGGTAGTGGTCGTTGAGTTCATAGACCCTGAAGTAAATTGTGGGGTCACTGTGTTGGCTCTAGCTATGCTGGGTGATAACAGAGCTAAAAGCAAGATTAGTTTTTTCATGCTTTTGGTTTATCTTTCATCGGACATTGTGGAGGCTTGCTACTGCCATTTTTTCCAGTCGTCAAGCCGAATGTGGCTAGTGCGCCTGTAAAGACGCTGGCTACGAAAGTGATATCGCTATTCCCAGACTTCTTTACCATAGGTATATCTATGTAATTCATAGTAATAATAAACCCAGACCAGACAACTACTCCTAGTCTTACTAGAGTTCCAAGAACTTCTAGCGTATGTTCTTTCTCTTCACCTATGTCTTTTAGTTTACTTATTAAACTTTGTTTCTTTGGCTTAACTTCTTCCATGCTGTTTTTAGTATTGGTTTCATTGCAGTAACCGCCCATTTAAAAGCTGCTGTAGCTGTAAGAGTGGCTGCTACA